ACACCTATCCAATCATGCTCATAAGCTCCTTCCCATTGTTTGAGATAACTACCTACGCCATCTCTTGCAAAATAACCTATAAAGGAACCTTCATAAATTTTATCAAATTGGCCAACTGTATTTCCACCATAGTATTGTGGCCCTTCATAATTGCCAGTATATTCTTTAGTATAATTGCCAGACCATTGATGAGTGTACTCGCCTAGATATGTTTTTGTATACTGACCCGTATATGCTTTTTCCCAATTGGTTGACCAGTTTTTTTCATATTGCTTATCGTATTGCTTTAGATAAGTTTTTACATAATCGCCAAGATATAACTTTATGTAAGTTCCTTCGTATTCTTTTTGATAATGTTTAATATAGTCGCCACTATATTGTTTGATGTATGTACCTTCGTATTCTTTCTGGTAATGTTTAATATATCCTTTTAGATATATTTGTAATGGAGCATTATGGACGTAGTTAATGCCTTCGTATGACTGAGCGAAGTCTCTTTCTGTATTTCCTATAAAGGAATTTAAATAATTAATCTCAGCCACTTAGGTGTCCCTTATGTTAGTGTCTGATACCAAATATCTCCGTTGTTGCCTATAGAGTTGCTAGATGGTGCTGATGATGAAATATAAACTTTTTGATTAGGAGCATGTGCAAAAGAACCACTCCCACTAGCATTTACGTTTGCAAATGTTACACCAGTTACATTAATTGAAGAATTAGAAGCAGCTGTTATTCTACCTTTAGCATCTACTGTAAATGATACTAACTGCGTATTGTTTGATGTGTGCGTTGCAGCACTAGCACCTGAATCTCTTAATGCTGAATTAGAAATAAAACCATTAGCATCTACTACGGTATTAGCATTATGTAAAATTTGATCAGCCATCTATTTCATCCCCTTTTTCCAATTCCTTTACTCTACCAGATAACTCTTTAACGGCCTCAATTAATAATGGTATCAGGCTATTGTAGTTTACTGTTTTGTACCCACGGTTATTTATGTCTACAGCATGAGGGAGAATCTCTTCTACTTCTTGAGCTATAACTCCGTAGTCTATTGATCCAGCTCTGTGATCATCAACATTATTGTTCCAAGTAAATTGATAACCACCAATCTCTTCTATTTTATTTAAAGCAGTATCAATCTTAATTACTTGATCTTTTAATCTTTGGTCGGATGAGTAGTTAGCAATTAAATCATTTCTTGCATAAATGTTATCTGCTTCTACTGCTGTTGAGTTAACTTGTGCACCAGATGTTCCTGAAACAAATGTTCCTACTTGTAATTTATCATCAAATAGAACAGTGTCATCTAATATTGCATTAGCAAAGTTAATAGTTGCTCTACCATTACCATCACCAAAATTAACTACAACATTGGATCCTAAACTAAAGTTAGCATTATTTGTTACTGATAAGTTTGTAGCATTAGCTTGTGCTAATGTTAATGTTGTATCTGATGGAAGTGAAGCTGATCCACTTATAACTAAGTTTGCACCAACAATCTTATCTACTTCTAATAATGTTTGAGAAGTGTTTGCAGTTAAGTTAGCATTAATAGATGAGTTACCAAAATTAAATTTAGTACCGCTTACTGTTGCATTTCCACCTACTGTTAATGCACCACCAAACTGACCTGTAGTTGTAGCATTTACAAAACCTGTTACAGATGTATTACCTGCACCTAATGTTGTTCCTACTAATACTGCACCTGATGTGTTTGCTGTTGAGAATGCACCTGCCCATCTTCTTGATGCGTGACCTAAAACTTTACCTGTTGCAGATGGTTCTAAACTTGTATCTACTCTACCTGTTACAGATATCGTTCTTGATGTATTTGCTCCAAGATCAATGTGTCCGTTTAATGTAGTTGCACCATCAACATTTAATGTTGAATCTAAATCTACAGCTCCTGTAGAATTTAATGTTGATGTGTTTGTATGATTTGCTAATGTGTTTCCTGTTACATATATGTCGCCACTAGCTGTTACATTTCCTGTTAATGTTGATAATCCACCTACTACTAATGTACCTGTTGTGTTTACACTTGCTGATGTTAAGTGAGTAAATACTGAACCGTTACCAACTTTAACTTGGTTGTTAGCTAATCTTACTCTAAATGCTTCTGTAGCACCAATGTGCATTGCTGCTGAAGTACCGATTACGTTAGCTGTACCTGTGACGTTTATACCTGAACCAAATGTTCCTAAACCAGTTACTCCCAATGTACTTGCTAATGAAACTGCTCCACTGGCTCCTATTGTTGCTAAGTTAGCGTGACCTGACACATTAGCACTTGCTGCTTTTATGTTTCCAGATACATTTGCAAAACCTGTTACTGTTGTATTGCCTGCAGCTAATGTTTTACTAAATGTAGAATTGTCTGCTACAGTAATTGAATCTTGGAAGTTAACATTTCCTGCAAAGTCACCAGTACTGTTAAAGTCTACTGCTCCGTTTGCTTGAATTGTACCTGATACGTTAGCAGAAGATAAAGTTGATTTACCAACTACTGTTAAAGTATTACTTAATGTTGTAGCTTTTGTTACACCTAATGTACCAGCAAATGTTGAATTGTCTGCTACTGTTATTGAATCTTGGAAGTTAACATTGCCTTCGAAATCAGCTGTGTTGTTTACGTCAAGTGCACCACCTACTACTGCTCCACCTACTATTGCTGCTGATGATGCATTTACTTCACCGGTGATATCTACATCACCACCTACTGTTGTGTTACCTGCTACAATTAACTGTCCATCAGTATCAATAGCTGTTTTAGTTATAGTTGTATTAGATGTTGAGTCACCAACAGTTACCTTTGATGTTGATAAATTAACATTTGCACCAACGTTCATTGCTACTGATGCATTTGCTGTGCCTGTTGTTATTAATCCTGCTTTAGCTCTTAGTAGTCCATCTACATTTGCTGTAGACTGGAATCTAGCTGAACCAGTTGTGTTTAATGTACTACCTAATACTGTTGCACCAGTTACGTTTAATGTATTACTTAATGCAGCTGCTTTTAGAACATCTAGTGTTCCATCTGTATCAATACTTGTAGGAGTAATAGCTGTATTAACTGTACTATTTCCAACAGTTATGTTTCCGTTAGAAATTGTTGTAGCTCCATTTGCATCAGCATGATGGATATATGTATTACCACCAATATGTACATTAGCACCTACTCCAACGCTTCCTACTGCATTAACAAATCCATTGAGCAATGAAGTTGATCTAGCTATCAAAGTATGCAAGTTAGCTTCACCTGTCATATCAATATCAGCTGCGCCAATAATATCTCCAGTCACTTCTACATTTGAAGAGAAGTATGATGTATTAGATGCATTTATTTCTTTAGCTTTGATATCCCATCTTCTATTTGCATGTCCTAATACTTTACCGTTTGCTGTTGGCTCAATGCTACTAACTACTCTAGCTACAGTGTTGATTACATCTGCACTTGCTGAGTTACCTAAAATTGTATTTCCTTCTACTGATGCATCTGTAACAACTCTTAAACTGTTTACGTTTGCTTCTGCTGCTACATCAACATCCGCTTGTGCTGTAATGTCACCTGAAGCATTAATAGTGTTAGCTTTTAACAACCATCTTGCATCATTTAAACCTAAAATTTGTGTATTAGATTCTGGATGTATTCCTGATGAAACTTCTGCAATAAAGTTTACAGAATCTGTATTAGCGTTACCTAATGTGACGTCTCCGTTCATAGTAGAGTTGCCATCTACGTTTAAGTCTGAATCTAAGTCTACGTCTTCTTGTACATTTAATTTGTCTGTTAAAACTGTATTAGAGTTAACAGTTAATAAATCTGTGTTTGCATTACCAACAGTTGCATTAGCTGTTAGTGTGACATCTCCGTCTATATTAGTGTTAGAATTGATGTCTAAAGTTGTTCCGTGAATATCTACATGCGTAGAATCAATAGTTACATTTGATCCTGAGATGTTTGTATCTGTTGATGTGATATCTGTTAAAGCATTATTAATATCTACGTTAGAATTTAAGTTTGCTGTTGTACCGTTGACATTTAATGTTGTTGAATCTATTGTAGCTGTAGTACCAGATAAGTTAAATGTTGTAGAAGTAAAGTCTGTTAATGCATTATCAACATCAACGTTTGCATTTATATCTGAATTAGATCCAATTGCTAATGTTCCACCATCAATAGTTACTGATGCTGCATCTATATCTACGTTAGAATTTACATCAAAAGTTGTACCGTTAACTGTTAATGTTGTGCTTTCAACGTTAGCAGATGTACCTTCTAAGAAGAATGCAGTTGCATTAATATTTGTTACTGCGTTATCAATATCTGCATTTGTTGTAGCAGTAAATTGTTGTCCTGTAAAGTTTACGTTTGATTGTGCATGTATGATTGCATTTGCTGAACTGTTAGCAATGAATACTACATTAGATGAGAATATAACATTAGCTACTGTAGAGTTTGCACCTACAATGTTAGATGAGTCATCTGTCTTAGCACCACTAATACTATCTGTAATGTATAATGTATTTGCACTAAAGAAACCATTAACATAAGCATTACCTGTTGTACCACCACCTACTGAATGTGTAGCAGTAGTTACAACACGTTTCTCCATGTCATATGTAATTCTATTAGTTAAGTCTACCCACTCTCTAAAGGTATCAGATGACGGTGTTACGTTTGCACTTGTGTAATTATTACTTGCCATTTATTCCCTCTGTGAGTGTCATTAACATTGTTTTAATTTCTACCATATCTTGTTTCAATGATGCTACTTCTGTAGACAATGTTTGTACTTGATTTCCTCTTTGTCTCTTTATTTTGTATGCAGCAAATGCAGCCTTATCATTATTTATAAGTGCCATAGAAGATTGATCTCTATACAATCCTGCTTTCTCTGTTTCTATTAAAACTTTCTTTGCCATTATACTGAAACTGCTATTGCCCTGTAGTCTTGACAGTATGGAGCTCTCGATGTACTATTTGAAAGCAATACTATCTTAATTGCCAGATACTTGTATCCAACAAACTTCTCGTTGTTTGTATTATAATAAGTTGCTAAGTATGAAACATTATTGATAACATCTGATTCTGGATCTCTAAAGATTTGGTTCTTAGCTGAATCGTTAACTCTAAAGATTTCTCTACCAGTTGTCTCATCACCAATACTAATTGTATCTGCAATAGTCATTGATGTGTCACTTGCAATAGCTGTAACCATTGACACTTGATAATTTAAGTTAGAATCAAATGGTGGTTGGTTAATCTTAACTAGATCGCCTACTGCAAATTCAGATGAGAAAGCTGTACCAGATCCAGTAATTGTTGTAGCATTATTACTAAATGTTACTGTACCAGATTTCAATGTTGATGCTGGTGCATCTTTAAATTCAAATCCATATTCAATTACATCTTTTCTATTCTCTACTGAACTTATTTTATCTTTGTTCTTTGTTGCTTGTAATTCTGACCATACGCCTTTATCAAATCCTAGATCATCTGCTTGGTTAACGGCTTTTGCGTATACTTTAACGTCTGTTCCGGTAGGTTTATAGGCATTTACAAACACTTTGATATCTTCTGCATCTAACCCTTCACCTAATGTTACAATTCTTGAAACATATTTTGCACTAGCATTTCCGCCATCTGTTATATGCTCATTGGTTGAATCATTGTTAATTACGTTCTCATATATCAATGCTGATTGAGATTGTAAATCAATGAAAGGTGAAACAAATTTATTTGTTGAAGATAAGTTGTGTCTAATTGTTAATGATTTGTTTACAGTGGTTCCTGATATCTCATTAGACTTACTTCTAATCTTTATAGGCGTATCAAAGTAGTTTCTATCATTTGTTTTAATTCTTTGAAAAGCTGTGTTAGTACTATCAGATACTTTTGCACCTTTAATTGATACACTAACTGCTGTTTGGTTAGGTACATTGTTATATACTCTTGGCTCTAAGTAAGAAATGTTGTTATCTACTACACCACCAATAACACAATTAGCACCACTTGAACAACCGATCAATGTGTTGCCTGTTCCAAATAAGAATGTGCTATTTGTTGCTGTACTATCATTAATCATAATAGTGCTAGTATTAGAATCTACTTGAGTGAACGTGCCTACTGGTGTAAGCAATACTTCTCCAGCATCTGCTGTTGATTCTGTAATGTCTGGTGCACCTCTTAAAGAAATTGTTGATGTGTTTGAAGATCCTACTTCTACAACATCAAATTCGTTATTAGCATTTTTTACTACAATTTTAGTACCTGATGCAATGCCTGATAAATCTTCTCCTGTTCCTGCAACAATACTACTGTTTCCTGCTGCAAAAGTTACGTTTGCATATGTAGCAGCTTTGTTTTGGAACACTTCTTCACCTTCTGTAAATGTGCCATTGATGCCGTTTGCATCTGGTGTAAAGAACTCATAATCATCATTTGTTAATTCTACCGCTGATGTAACATTGTTAAACACTGCAGCATATAATTGGAATTTAGCATCTTCGTCAGTATATGGTGTCCAAGTTCTGTCATTACTTGATAAGAACATTGTACCATCACCCCAGTCTTGGTTAATAGCTTCGCCTGTTCCTCCACCAGCTACTATTGCTTTTTGACCAGCTTTAGCTGTCCATAGTTTTGTTTCTGGGTTATTAGCCATTGGCTTAACCACGAAGCAATATTCTCTTCCAGTTTCTACTGCTACTGGTCCTCTAAATGTAACTCTTGTTGATGCAGTTCCGTCTGTAGATGTATTAATGTTAGCTGCTTTTAATGTAGCTGTACCAAATGGAATAATATTAGTACTTGGGAATCCGCCAATCATTTCTCTTATTTCAACAAAGCATCCTAGTTCTGGGTTCTTACCTGAGAAGTATAAATCTAATGCTGTAAGATATCCTATACTACTACCATTAAACATTTCTTCTTGTATTAAGAATGACTGTGCTAATGGATCAACATACTGAGCACACATAAACTCTTGCTCAGTTAAATTTCTTCTTCTTCTATGTCTTGATTGTCTTGTTACACCTCTTCTTTCTAGATCATCTAACAATGCTTCAGGACATCCAGGAGCACATCTAACTGCTCTTTGTCTATTTTGTGTTGCTCCTCTACCATTGTCTAGTTCATCATCTTGTGGTATGAATAGATCTGGCTCATCTGCAAGAGGTATAGTATCACATCCAGTGTCTCTAACGTCATCAAAGATGTCTACAATTGTGTTAGCTCCTGTATTAGCTTGTATTGGAGCTGGATTAGGTTCAGCAATTGTTATTGAAACGTTGCTAACTGTATTAGTTACTTGATCAAATATTTGTGAAGTAATTGTTTCAGATAAGATTGGTTCTCTTGTGTTCTGTACAACGTCACCTTTTTCAATTGAGAAGTTATAACAATTAAATTTAGCTGAAGCTGCTGATACTGTTTCATTAATCTGTGACAAGTTGCTTACATCTGCTAATGCAAACTTTCTTTCACCTGCAAAGAATGTACCAGCTGGTATTCTGAATACACCTGCAAGACCGCCAGAGCTGTTAGCTGTTAAAGCTGTACCAAATGCATTGTCTCTTTGAATCATTTGCTTAGCAGTATCTGCACCAAGCAAGTCTAATTCATCTCTAGTTGCATCAATAGTATTTGTTATAGTTGCTGGTGCAACATCATTAAACACTTTAGCATCATCAAAGTATGCATAGTGTCTTAAGTTTGGTCTTAATCCTAATGCAACAAAGTAAATATCTACACCTGGAATGTATGGTTGGAAAGCAATGTTTGTTACAAACTCACCTACTTTTTTAGAAGTAGTTTTGCTAGAAACATTTACGCCTCTTGTTGTCTTTTGTATTGTCTGTTGTGTAATAGTCTCAAATGTGTCCGTTGTTGTATTGTCTATTGTTACTGAACTTACTAATGATGTTGATTCTGATTCTGCAATAACTTCTTCTTCAGTAGTTTGCATTGGAACTATTTTATTAAGTTCTTCTAATAGTGATAATGTTGGAGATGCTAAATCAACATCTATTTGTACTTGAGACTCTGCACTTCTTGTTACGTCTACGTGGTTTAGGTAATCTGGATAAAGTTTAATGTTACCATTATATTGCCAGTAAGCTGAAGTACATCTTCTATCTTGTGTAGCGTATGGTTGTTGAATGATTAAATGATCTTTATAATCACCAATCATTACATCGTTAATTTTAACCATGCCACTAGCTGTTGCATATTTGAATCCAATATTATACTGTTCAAATTTAGATGTAAGAATCTTTCTTGCTGCATCAAAACCAGCTTTGAATTCAGTGTTTAATGGATTACCGGTTGTATAGTTTACAAAGTTATCTACTATAAAGCCGTTCTTAAATCTGTTTATTGTTGGGTCATTTCTGCCAGGAATAACTTCATCTGCTGTTAGTTTTTCTAATAGACTTAATGATGTATAATATTCTAAATTATTAACTCTATCATCAATAGCTTTAATATCTGACATAGTATATCTTTTTAGCTGAGTAGCTCTAATCTTAACTCCTAAGTCTGGACGCTTATAGAATCTAGCTGCCTGAGCATCTAATGAAGGATATACTGGAACATCAATAGTTCCTAACTGCATACTGTTTGTTGGTTTAGTTGGCAGTTCTGGGTTTACACTTGGTACACCTGTTACAATATGAAGTCTTCCGTCTTCAATGACTAACCTATCTTTTCTAGGTAGATAATATTCTATAGTACTTGACCATAGTTTATTTGGTGTAGATGTGTATTGTGCACCTGTAATTTGTTCTGTAGCAGCAGGGTTTATTGATGCTGATGATGCTGCCCAAGTTCCTTCTGCTGTAGTTGTAGAGTCTACATATGGCCTAAAGTCTACGTGATCTCTTAATGAGTATTCTTTACCTGATATATTAGATTTGAATACTGGAATTTCTTGTGTTGTAATTGCAGTAGTATTTGCTGTATTTGCATCATCAATAGAATCATGATATGATTGATAAGTAGCAAAACCTGTACCAGTATCAATATTAAAGTGTCTAAATTTAACTGCAATAGTTCCGTTAGCAGGTATAGTATAACTTGAACCTGGCTTTTGTTTTAGTTTAGTTAGATTGTATTTTGATCCTTCTTGACCATTATCTAGCATAAATTCTTTAGTTTTATCTGCTAATGTTCCGTCTGATATTGCTGTAGCAATAGCACTACCTGTTGCAACATTACTTGATGCAACATAAACTTTTGTTAAGTTAATACCATCTGGGATACCTAAAGACCATGGTCCTACTGTATTAGCTGCATTATTTCCTGTGTACAATAATACTTCTGTAGTCTTAATGTTTTTCTTAATACCTGGTGCACTAGTTTCTCTTACATTATGTATTAAGTCAAAGTCCCAAGTTGATGAGAAACTCTTACCTAAATTGATTGTTAATGTTTGACCTGAACTAAATGCTCCTACTGATGCGTTTGCAGTTGATCTGTTTTTTAATGAAACTGCTCTTCCTTTTGGATATGCAAGACTTATAGTACCTGCTGAAGTATTTGCAATTCCTGTAATGTTTTGATTTACTTTTACTGCAGAACCCATTTTTTGAATTATTTGATAGATACCACCATTAGCAGTACTATTAGCAACTCTAATATAATCGCCTTCAAATAAATCTGTAGTTGTAACTGTAGTTAAAATATCGCTATCTGTATTAACTGTTACTGATGAATCTATGACATCACTTGATACAATTGTTGTATTAGAAATAATTAGAAGTTCATCTTCTTGTGATTCTGATAGTGAATCTGCTGCTGTACCAAATCCCCAGTTCTGAGTACCCGCTTTAGATAGTGATGCAACACCACTTGTACTAAATGTACCTGTAGCTGAGCTTTCAAATGTATATGATGCTGTATTAGATACGCTCTTAATACCTACTTGTCCTAATGGAAATAGTAAGTCTCTATCTGCTGGATCTTGTTCTAGAATTCTAGATTGGTTATTCTGAAGAATTAAGTCTGCTAAACCAACAACTGATTTGTTTGTTTGTGAATTACTACCATTATAATCTGTGCCACTATAGTGATATACACTCTTAGCATCTTTAGTAAATGATTTACCAGTGGCCATTTTAATATCAAACAAGTACATATTGAACTTAGATGTGCTCTTATTACCATCTGATCCTGCTTGTTCAACTGCTCTTACTCTTGCTGTACCAACTACATTACCTTTAGTACCAGCATAATCTAATGTTGTATTAGCGTTTGTATATGTTGAACTACTTGTAAAATCTATTGTTGATGTATTAGATGCACTAATACTATTAAACTGCTTGTCCATTAATAGTACTACATCATTTTGTTCTAACCCAAAGTTACCAACTAATTCATCTACTTCTACAAAGTTTCCGTAGTTAATAGATATTTCTTGACCTACGATATTAGCAGACGATGTAGACTTTCTTGTAATAATTCTTGACGGATTAACTAGCTCAAATCTTCTACCTTTATTGTAACCAATACCTGCACCTACTACTGTTGTAAAGTGAGTGGTGTTTCCTGGTTGTCCTTCTGATGCAATTGCAAATGGATTAACTACATAGTCACCACTTGTCTCATATAATCTTTTTTGTATAACATCACCAAGACCGCTAAGTTGAGCATCTGAGTTTAAAGATATAGGCATTCCAGCTTGGAATTCAACTAATCTTAAGAAGTTGTTAGATGCAACAGCATTAGTAATTGTATTAACAACTAGTGTTGGTTTTAATTGTAATCTATCTGCACCTGGTGCATTTTCATTAGCGAAGCCTGATGCGTTATCTAAAAGGCTAGTATCGCTACTACTGTTAATAAATGATTCGGTAGTAGCAACACCTACAGTTAAGTCATTAGGTTTACTTGTATACTTTGATACAATGATGTCTTGAGCTTCAAAACGTTGGAATGTGCCTTTCTGGAAAATGACGCCATCTTGTACTTTCATCTGATAGGCTGTACCTAATACATTAAATTCTGTATTACCTAATTGTTCAAAATCTGTGTTTGCAATAGTAACGTTGCCAGTTTTAATTAAGTTTACATCAACAGTTATTTGGCCATTAGATATAGCATTTGCAAAATCATATGTTGTATTTGATGTTGAATTACCTTGAGTAAAGATACCGCCATTAGATGCTACAATAGTAGCTGTTGGTAAATCGTCTACACTAAATCCTGTACCATTTGCTGAAACTGAAACATTAAAGAACTGATTTGTGCCATCAGTAGTTACTACGTTAGCTGAGAAACCTGTTCCTTTTAATTTTGTAGATACTGAAATTGTATCACTGTTAGATACAAATACATCATTAGGGATACCTGTAAATGTAATATGATTAATACCTGTACTTGCTGGATATATTTCTACTTCTGATGCAGCAGAGTATGCTGTATTTGATATTGCACTGTTACCAGTGTTAACATAGTTAAAGAATATTGTGTTTAGATCTGGGTTTTGTGACTCTAAACCTGTTTTAGTATCTACGACTCTTGCAACCAAGTTAGAAGAGTTTCTGATGTAATCTCCTTCTGCAAAGAGATTCATATTAATGTCTGTACCAGTAGAATCTTTATCTAATAGTTTTGCATATTTAATATTTCTATCAAATGTAAAGGTACATCCTTTTACTATGGATCCTTCTTTAAATGTAAACTGTCCAAATTTTTCTACTTGGTTTTGTAAAATTGATTGTAATTGAGTAAGTTCTCTGGCTTGCAGAGGCACGGCAGGCTTGAATAAAACTCTATGAAAATCTTTAGTTTCATCAAAGTCGTCGTAATACGGATTTACATTTAAGTCTGTTTCTATTCCCATTTGTTCCTCTAAAACTCAATCATTAGTTTAATTCGTTCTGTTTGATCATCTGATCTTGTAATTGGTGATACGTTTTCTAAGTAAATTACCTCACCTGTATTTGGTACTATATCTGGTCCTGCAGTATCAGTAAATGTTCCAGCTGCTCCACTTGTGCTTCCACTAAATGAATACTGAGTATCTGTAGCAGTATCAGATGCTAACCAATTACCTTTTTTATTTGTAATAGTTAGAACGCTTCCACTAGAAGTATTTATACTGTGAACTATACCTGTCGCATTAGTACTTGCCTGAATAACTGGTTCATCTATAGAAAAAGCTGCATCTGTTGTTGTTTGTGCAAATCCTGTTAATCTAAATCTTTGATCAAATGTAGTAAAGTTAGATGTTGTCTTATCACTTGTTACAAAACTGTTTACTGTTGCTGATGTATTTGATGTACCACCTACTATTCTGTGTGTTGTATTTCCTTCTGAAGTTGTTACAAATTGACCATATACATTAGATAAATTTATTGTACCAGCAGACCTAGATGTTACAACACCAAATGCACCTGATGTACTTTGAGTTACTACTTCTTCATCTTGGAATGATGTACCTGATCCTGTAGCACTATCAGTAGTTAATGTGTTTCCTAATGTTATAACTACATTGCTAAACAACGGATCTTTTAGTATTCCTATTTGTCTGAAGTCATTGTTAGCAGGTATATTTCCACCTTCACTGTTAGCAAAGTCTACAGAAATACCTACTGTGTCTGAATATAATTCATTGATAGGATCAGAACCATGGCCGCCCTTAGGTCCAATAATGACTGTTACGTTTGCATTATTAGCTTGTAAACTATTAACAATACCTGTGTTACCAATTACAATTGCATCTGCATAAGTATAACCAGATCCACGTTTTGTTATTTCTATAGTATCTACTGCACCAATTTGGGTATTAACTATTGCCCTACCTTCTGCTCCTTGACCATCACCTGTTATAGTAACTGAAGGAGTAATTTCAAATCTTGATGTAGTATCAATAATCATACCTGAACTATTAGCAAAGCCAACATCATTAGCAAGCAATACTCTTCTTGCTGAACCAGTTACAATATACTCACTT